ATGCCACGCAGACCGTCAACACTGACATGATGCGCACCGCTATGGGCAAGCAGTTCACTGCACAGGTGGCGATCGAAGAAGGCAACAATGGTTATGCACCAAAGAACAAGATCTCTTCCTTCAAGGGTGGATCTGTTTCTGCGGCCGCACAACCACAAGCGCCACAACAGGCACAGGCAACCCCTGCGCCGGGCTTGAACACCGCCAATGTAGATTGGAACGGTTGATGGCTAGGGCATGGGATTCATCACCCATCCTGCGCGTTCCCGTCCGCGTGCCCGAAGGCGGGACTAATAGGTCAGGGCCTTGATCAGCCCCCGTAGCACGTTCCCGTCCGTGTCTGACCGAAGGCGGGACTTCAATGGAAGTTATTTATGAGCGGTGCAAAAGATATTTTTATAGTCCCAAAGGACTATGTTTTTCGCCCACTTGGTTGGAGACAAAGCACCATAGTGGTCGATGGAAAAACTATTTACCTGTCATTTAACACCGTCAAGGTGGTCGAAGGCGGGACTAATAAACCCCAAAGCAAGGAAACATTATGAAAACGGAAACTAAAGACCAGTTGCGAGCGAAGATCAAAAAGCTTGAAGAGAGCAATGAGATTTGGGCCAAAGCTCATGAGCGACTTAGGCAGTCGCTTGTTGAGGCAAACCACGAGTTGCATGCGTGCCAAGTGGCTGACCCAGAGTTTGCAGACAAGTACAAAGTTGTTGATCCTGAAAACGCTTACTGGATGGAGAATGCAGAGGCTCTGATAGAGATCTCTACTGGCTACATGTTTGAAGCAGAACCTGTTCGCAAACGTGTCTGCACGGTACCCATTCCCCTTTTGAGGAACGATTGGAGATGGAATAGCGAGAAAGAAACTCGTGAAGAAAACGATGCGCGGCGACAAAAAGCGTTGTCGGAAAGTTTCGGCAAGGTGTATCAGCTTGCGCGATCGATCACTGAGTTGTACTCCAGCGTTGGTGGATGGCCTGACGATGAAATCATCGTGGACGTTAAGTTTCAAAACATTGAGGGCATGTGATGAAAGAAACCGAAACCATTTACACCGACATCCCGCTGCCAAAGCAGCGGCGTGGCAGGGTTTCCAAGTGGGAAAAGTTCAAGGCGATGGAAGTTGGCCAGTGCGTGTTCGTGAACAATCGCATCGATGCCAACGCTTTGAAGGTCTACTTGGAGAGGGCTGGGCTTACTGTAGTTACGCGCAAAGTGGATGATCAGATTGGGATCTGGAGAGTGGCGGATGAGTGAATCGCCAGACATGGTCAATCACCCTGGGCACTACACCAAAGACGGTGGCATAGAGTGTATCGATGCAATCAAAGCGTCGATGTCCTCTTCCGCCTTCAAGGGGTATCTTAAAGGTAACGTTATGAAGTACATCTGGCGTTACGAAAACAAGAACAAGTTGGAAGACTTGCAAAAAGCCAACGTCTATTTGGGTTGGCTGATCAAGGAGGTATCTCATGGATCATCATGAAGAGTTTGAATTTAATTGGCAGAGCAAAGAACACGAAGTTGCATCTGATGCCCTGAGTTTGTTCGTGAATGCGATGAAGGACAAAAACATTTCAGAAGATGTTTTGATGGAAGTTTTGTTTGTCATCACGTTTACCTACCACCTGCATTTCACAGACCGCGGATCGCTTCGCAGGTTAGTCGATGAAGGCATGCTTGCAGTGAATGATCCTGATATGTCAGAGGAGGAGATGATATGTCATTGAACGAAAACCAACACGCTGCAAGAGAACAAGCTGTGCTTCGCATCTTGCATCTCCACAACTTATCACCGTGGGCCAGAAATTACTGGGCGCGCACTTACTGTGGACTAAAGAGGGCCAAGCATGAAGCTACGGTACTACCAACAAGAAGCCATTGATGCTGCTTTCCATTGGTTCGATACCCAAAAAACCCATCCATTAATTGTTTTACCTACAGGCGCTGGCAAGACTGTTGTCTTCGCCTCAATGATCAAGAAGATCTTTGAAGAAAACCGTAACAGTCGTGTACTGATTCTTGCCCACAGGCAGGAGCTGATCAGTCAAGCAGATGAGAAACTCAAGACCGTTTGGCCTTGTGCACCTAGTGGTCTGCTGGCTGCAGGTTTAAAACAGTTTGATTCGCACGAGCCTATCGTGATCGCTAGTCGGGATACCCTGGCTACACCAAAGCGGCTAGATAGTTCAGGCGAGTTTGATTACATCATCGTGGATGAAGCCCACCATGTTGGGCCAGAGAAGCGGAGTCGATATCGAAAGATCTTTGATCACTTTGATTCTACTCAGCATTACGCACCAAAGGTTTTGGGTGTTACGGCAACGCCATATCGTATGGGTCAAGGATTCATTTATGGGTTGGACGATCATTTCTTTGGTGGTGTCGCTCACCGGGTAACGATCCCAGAGCTAATCAAGGCAGGGTATCTGTGCCGATTGTCTGCGTATCAGGTTGCGTCAGAAGCGGTGATCGATGCATCCACAGCCAGGGTCAAGTTCAAGGGTGGCGACTATCGTGAGTCAGACATTGAGCACCTCGCCATGGAAGATCAAACCATGCTTGCGATTGTGGCCGATTGGATTGACAAGGCGTACAGCAAGGGCCGATTGAGCAGTGTGTTCTTCTGTATCACTGTGGCTCACGCGAACAAGATGTGCATGTATCTGCGTGATGCAGGTGTAGAAGCCGCTGTTGTGACGGCAGAAACGCCCGCTGAAGAGCGCAAGAAGATCCTTGAAGACTTTGAGAACGGGGTCATCAACGCGCTGTGTAACGTCGCTGTGTTGACCGAGGGCTGGGATGCGCCACGCACAGACTGCATCGCATTGCTTAGACCGACCAAGTCTCTGGGCCTGTATGTGCAGATCTGTGGTCGAGGCATGCGCACCTGGGGCGACAAGAAAGACTGCATGCTGCTGGACTACGGCGAGAACATGATGCGCCATGGCTGTATCGATACCGCTAGGCCAGAGAGACCACAAGAAGATGAATCGGCCGAGCCGAAGATCTGGATATGTGACCACTGCTATGCCGTCAATGACATGGATGCGCGTCATTGCGTGGAGTGTGAAGAGCCTCGGTACAGCGTGGAGCAGATGCTTCAGCGTCAGCAAGACTTGCTGGATCAGCTTGACCAGGAGCGCAAGGATCAAGAAGAGAAGGATGCAGCTGCAACACGCGAAGCGGCACAAGGTAACGTCCTGTCTGATGAGCTAGAAGAGCCAGCTGAGAAGCTTGAGAAAGTTAAGAACATCGACTTTGTGTCTGCACAGATCAAGACATCAAAGAACGGTAACGACTATCTCAACGTGATGTTCTCAACACCCGGCGAATACTGGCCACAGAGCATGCCTATCATGCTGGGAATGCGGGGTAAGGCTGGCATGGTAGCCACCAAGAAGTGGAACGCCCTGACACAGTCAGGCACACCAACGCCATATGATCTTAGCTATGCGGCTGATCTAGTGAACCAACACAAGGTCATGAGCCACATCAAACAAATAACTGTAAGGAAGGAGGGTAAGTACTGGAATGTTGTCAGCGTCCATTTTTGATCAGATCGATGAAGTCATCGCCAACAAAGAGAACCGAAACCGAGGTCACCTTGGGTTCAGTGGGATCGGTGATGACGATGAATACAAGATGTGGATGGGGTTCCGCTGGTGTCTGCCGTCCACGTTTGGTGGGCGCATGCTGCGTTTGTTCGACCTTGTTTAATCAATCGGCGCTTGTAAAACTCCTGTTCTTGTAAATCACGCTTAAGTCGTTCGAGTTGGGAGAACATCATAGAATTGTTCCTTATTATATTGAATATAAAAAAAGGTCAGTAAAGCACCACCGAAAGACGGCGCTTATCTGACCTCAGCCATGTCTAAGTAATGTATTTCAACGGATACCTCCATTGCGTTCAAGACATGTATATACTTATATGAATAAGGTTTTTTGAAATATTATTTCGATACGGGAATACCAAGCTTAGGGAATGCCTGAGCAACAACTTTAGGAGTCTAACCTTTAACTGGTTTGTGTGGCAGTGCATGCTCGACGAT